ACGGCCGGAGAATGACCGAAGTCGAACGGCAGAACGTCCTGGGCGACGCCCTCGACCTCGCGTTCTACATCACGGGCGAGCCGGGCCACCTCAGCCTCCGCGACATGGACGCGCGGGCGCGGCAGATCGCGGGAGTGGAGTAGATGGCCGGCATGGATTTCACCCACAAAGAAACCGAGGAACTTATGGGCATCTCGATTGGGGACGGCATCACGTCGGTCAATTTCTTGGACGCACGGCCCACAGCCTGGAGCACCGGCGACCTCGTGACTTGGGAAAACATGGGCAGGCAACTGACCGGGACCGTGATCGGCAGGACGCAGTTCGCCAATGGCTGCCAACTTGTGAGCATCCGCATCAATGACGGACACGCCTCGGTTGCCGGCGTCTATGGCTGGCTGTTGCGGGAGGACCGCTAGATGGCCGATCTCGTTGGTCTCACCGAACTCGCGCAGCGCGCCGGGACCAGCACCGGATACGTCCGGGTCATGCGGCGGCGTCACGCTGATTTCCCCGCGCCAGTCGCCGAGTTGGCGATGGGTCCCGTCTGGGAATGGGCGACCGTCGAGGCGTGGCTCGCCCAGAGGCGACCGAAGGGCAGACCGAGGGGCTAGGGTCATTTCGGCACCGCGTTGATGCGCTTGCGGATGGCCGGTAGCACGCATCTGGCCGCGTCCTGGATATGCCTGTTAAACGCGGGCAGCAGGAACGGTCGCGCGGGTTCCTTGACCGTCCCGAGTTCCTTGAAGTGCGCGATCGGGGAGTCGAACATCACGAATCCGACGACCTGATCCGGCGGCGTCTTCGCGCCCTTCGGCTTGTTGCCCGAGGCTGTCCGCTCGCCGGTCCCCGACACGAGTCCGCCCATCGCGTACACGGCGACCCGAGCGGTATCGGCCATCAACCCGACGCCACGCTTGGCGCGCAATGCCGCGGCTTCCTCCGGGAACAGTTCGACGCGAGCGCCGACAGAGGCGTCATCGCGGATGGTGGCGCAGAGTTCGATCACCCCGTCAGCCACCCCGGCGTACAGGGCATCGACGGCCGCTTTGTTGTACTGGATCTTGACCTCGCGCCGGGTGACCGTTCGGAACGTGGTCCCCGGACCCGCGATGACCTCGCCGAATGCGGACTTAGCCATCACTTCACCAGCCTGGCGTCGAGCTCGTAATGGTGCCCATGCCCGGCAGCGTCCCGGACTCCGATGATTTCGTAGTATGGGCCGTTTGTGTCAGCAGCCAGCCGGATGCGGTCAGCCGCCAGAACGTCTGTCGGCAGCAGGTAGATGACGGTATCGGTCATCGTCGCGCCGCCCTGGCTCTGAATCGCCACCTCCGTGGCCGTCTTGGGCTGCACGGAGCCCGCCACCGTCGACAAAGTCACCCAGGCATAGACCTGCTGGCCGTCAGCGTCCAGGAGCGGATAATCTGGCTCAATCGAGGTGCCTTCGACGATGCCGGGGTAGTACCGCTCGATCACGAGGCTCTGTCGGAGCAGTGCGGCAAAGCTCATCCGGTCGCCCCGATCCTGTCATCCTCGCTCGAGGTGCGGATACGCATGGTGCCCTTCGGCAGATGCGTCATCAGGGAGCGATAGAGCACCTTGCGCGGATCTGGTTCGCCGGGAGCGGGCCGCAGGTGCTTGGCGTAGCTATAGTCGCCGATATGCTCAGCTTGATAACCCGTCTCGGTCATCGTCATGCGACAGAGCTCGATGACGACGCGCACGACTTCGAGGCTGTCGTTCGGGGTGTACGTGATCTCCACCAGCGGGCCGTTCCAACCGCCCGAGGCGCGCTCGACCAGCGTTCCCCGACGCAAGAGCCGCACATCGCCAGTCGCAAGGGTCACGCCGTTGTCCTTGACCACCACAGCGTCCGTGGGGCGCAGCAGACCAAGCGGCCCCATGCGGTCGCTCATCATCCAGATCGCCGCGTAGCCGGAACGCTCCGGCTGCATCGCAACGGTGTCGATGTAGAGCCCCATTTGGGCCGGGTCGCCGATGTAGTAGAGCTGTGACCGGGAGCCGGAGAGGTCGGTGATTTGGCGGGCGAGAACCGCCTCTTCGCGGTCGATCACTTCCTGCACTTGGGAAGTCGTGAGCGACGTTGGTACCAGGGCGGTCACCTGAGCAGGGGTTACCAGGGTCGTCATCGCGGCCACTCCCATTCGATCTTGTCTCGCACGACTACCGTGTGGGCGCCGTCGTTGTCCTGGATCGGACCCCACGTCTTGAGGAGGGCGTGACCGGCGAGCATGTCCGGCACCAGGGCGATGCGAAACCCCTCAGCGATCAGCCGTCGCCCGAACTCCACGTCTTCGCCGCCGTACTTGTACGGCTCCTGGATCGTCTCGGTCACGGTCTTGCGCGTGCCGAAGTGCCAGACCTTCGTCTGCTTGCCCACGTCGTACCAGGGCTGCGACAGCGCCTCATAGACCCGGCGGTGGATGAGCGTGCAGCCGAACGGCGCCCATTCGAGGTAGCCCGCACCGTTGGGAGTGTTGACACACGACCAGCAGCCTCGCGTGGCTTCGCGCCAGAGGGCCGCGCCGTCTGGCACTTGCCAGCCCTTCGGCCAGCCCACGGGGTAGTCGATGCAGGTGACGGGGGCCTTGGATTGGAGCGCGATCAGCGCCGGCAACGAGCCCGGCTGCGGCACCATGTCCTCTTCGACAAAGAAGAGGTATTCGGCGCCGGTTGCCATCCCCATCTCGGTCACGCGCTCGTGACAGTCTGGGATCGGCAACCCGTGGGTAAGCCGCCAGCCGCGAAACTCGTGGCCGGCGGCTACCGCTTGGTCGACATTGGCCATGACGGCCTCGGCGGTCAGGCTATGCACCAGACCGCGCGAGGGCGTCAGAACCACGAAACTGCTCATCTGGGCTGTCGATCAGCTCTTGAGGAGCAGTGTCTTCTCTTCGCGGAGGATCTTCGTGCCGTACAGGCACTCCAGCGTGACCCGGACGCCGCCGTAGGCCGCGTCGTAGGCCATGACGCACCGGAGCACGATGCCGGAGAGGTCGTCCCGGACGGACGAGGCAACGGCACCCGTGCCGGCGGGCGGATCGGGCAACCCTCGCATCGCGAGGATCACGCCGTCCCGGCGCCAGGCAACGTTCTTGGTCTCGACCGCGATGCTCGTCCCGGAAGTCGGAATGAGCTGGCTGGCCAGGACTTCCTGGAAGCCCGCGATGGCGCCCAGGTTGTTCGGGTCGCTGGCGATCTGGCCGCCCCGAGAGAAGGCCAGGAGCGCGGCGACCTTGTCATCGCTGACCAGGCTGACCATGTCCTTGGTCGAGACTGCGGCGTACCGCTGGCTGGCCGGGCACTTGTTGTCGGTCATTGCCTTCCAGCCGGCCGCGAAACTCGCGAACGTCAGGTCGACGCCGTAGGCGCCCGAGGTCTTGCTCGTGGCCGCGATCGTGGCCAGGAGGTCCGTCTCGATCGTTTCCGCGAGCTCGATGGCCGCAACCTCGGAGTAGTTGCGGATTAGGTCTTGGTTGGCCTGCGCCCGCGTGATGTCTTCGATGATGAAGGACACCGCCGGGTGTTCGGTGAGCTGAACGTCCACGTCGGCCGCGCCCGAGGGCTGGCTCAGGACGTACTGCGTCCCCGCAACCTTCGGATTGGCCGCGAGGGTGCCGGGGTACGGGATGTGGAGATGGTCGCCGACGGTGAAGCTGGCGACGTCCGTGTCGCGGTAGACACGAGGCGCGACCGCGATGTTCGCCCGGAGGATCTCAAGAGCCGTATTGGCCCAAATCTCCGGGATGAAGTCGGAGGCTTGCGCCACTCCGATGGTGCTGATGGGATCGCTCATGGTGGGCTCCTACCTATCCGGTGATGCGACCCGCCGCCTGAGCGGCCATGATCGCGTCCTTGTTTTCGCGGAAGAACTTGGGATCGCGGAGCTGGGTTCGGGTGAACGAAGTCTGCGGTGCGCCCGCTCCTGAACTGCCGGCATCGGCCGACCCGGACGGGCGCTTGCCGAGGAACAGCGAACCGTGCGCAGCCTTCGCGGCTATCACGGCTTGGCTGAGACCTTCCACGTTCCCGTCCTCATCCACTACCAGGTCCGCGAACTCGGGTGCGCCGGCCAGAAGAGCTACGTCGGTGCATCCGACGGCCATGAGAGCCGCCTTGACTTCGGCCTTGCGAACCTTCGCATCAGCCTTGGTCAGGACTGCTGCGCCGCCTTCGTCGCGGGCTTGTTTGAGGGCCTTCTCAGAGTCGGAGGCGGAGGCGTTCCTGAGGGTGTCTAGCTCTTTGGCTAGATCCTTGGCCGTCTTCTCCGCAGCCTTGCGAGCATCGCGCTCTGTCTGGAGGGCTCGCGTTCCGCCTTCGCCAAGCGCCTCGGCGGTTCCCGTCGCGGGTTCCGTCTCCGGCGCGGCCGGTGGAGTCTGGACAGGCATCGCACCTGTCGCGGCGGGGATCGCCCCCGCGGATGTGGTTTCCATGATCCTAGTCTCCTATCCGTTCGGTTACAAGGGCCTTTTCGCGATGAATTGACCAGTCCGGGCCGACTTCGCAGGGATAGAACCCGGCAAATGCCGCCCACTTCTGAGCGCCGTATTCGCGGATCGTCTCCATCGGATCGGCGCCGGCGTCGATGCCTTGCTCGACGCACCAGCGGCGCCACTCGGGCTTGAGCGCCGTGGCCTGACCGACTTCGGTCTTCCAGCCGATGTGATCCACCTCGACGCCCATGACTCCGAGCCGCCAGCCGGCCTGCTGGATCTGGGCTGACCAGATGTAGTCGTAGAAGTGCGCCGGCGGCAGGGTCCGGTCGAGCGTCAGGGCCGAGAGAGCATCGCGGCAAAAGGCCATGAACAGGCCGTCGACCGCGGCGGCTGGCCGGAGGTCCGTGATCCGCTGCCCGAGTTGTTCAGCCGATGCATGGCCCTTCGTGCCGCGGAAGTTCGAGAGGATCGGCGGCGTCCAGAAGCCATTGGCATCCAGACCGGCCGATCCCGCGAAGCCCACACCGCCAAGTTGGGGGTCCGCCGCGAAAGCGGCCTCGAGCCGAACGTCCCAGCCCGGCTCGTAGAACAGCAGATCGTTGTGGCAGAGGGCGACGACCTGGCCGTTGTATCCCGTGGCTTCGATCAGCGGGTAGAAGTTGCCTTCGTTCTGCGGCTCACGGATCAGGACTGACTCAAAGGGCGTGTCATAGTCGGCCGACCGATAGGGTTCCGGTGAGGCGTTGTCCACAAGGACCAGCAGGAAGTCCGATCCGCGCACCGTCTCGGCGAGCGAGGCAATCGTGGCGGCCGTCGACTCGTGGCATTGGTACGCGGGCACGACTAGGATCACAGCGGCTTCCTCAGTCGGGCGTGGCCCTCGCTGCCCCACGTCTGACCTTCATAGACGCGCCACTCGACCCATTCCCAGAAGCGGATTCCGTAGTCGGCGTTCGCGGTCATGTCGCCCGTGAAGTAGTCGAACGACTCCTTGACCCAGAACGAGACGTGAGTCGGGTCGGCGATCGCGCCCCAACCTGTGCCAAACAACGGCACGGCGATCTCGAACTCGCCGCCGGGGATCAGGACGCGCCAGACCTCATTGAACGCAGCGATACGATCCTCAACCGGAATGTGTTCCATCAGGTGTGAGCAGCGCGCCGCCTCCACGCTGGCGTCGGGGAGCGGGATGCCGTCTTGGATGCGCCGCCGGAACTCGCCCTCGCCGTGGATGGGGTCGAGATTCACGAAGCCGGCCGCCGGAGCCGTCCCGCCGCCGATGTCAAGACGCACGGTGAACCTCCGCGACGAGCGTCTGCTGGCCGTAGGACTGCTCGGTGGTCAGGGAGTCAAGGGCGAAGTCGGCCGCACTGAGATCGGCGCGGAACGAGGCGAGGTTCCAGCCATGCTTATGGAACTCGCCCTCGTGGTCCTGGGAACCGAACAGCGCCTTGATTGCGAACGGGTCCTCTGGGTGGGCGAGCCAGTGGGCGCAGGCGTAATTCAGGTTCGGGACGCGGATTGTCACCTTGCCGCCCGGTCGCAGGACGCGCAGCCACTCACGCAGGGTTGGCTGAACCATCTCACGCGGAACGTGTTCAAGGGCGTGGCTCGACCAGATCGCCTCTACCGAGCCGTCCGGCAGCGGCAGGCGCCACATCTCGGCGCGGATGTCCGCCGGGGTGTAGGCGTCCACAGTCGTCCAGGCGCCATCAGGACGGGCCACACCACCGATAGAGACCAGGGTCGGCACATCCAGCGCGCCGGCGCCAATGTCGAGCCGTAGCGGAGTGCGGCGGGACTTCACGACCATCACTTCGCTGGGGCGTCCGGGGCGCCTGTCGCGGCCATCATGGGCATACCGTTGTGACCGTTGCCCGAGGCCGGAACCATGTCGGGCATCGGAGGCATTGCCAGAGGGTCGGGCGGGGGAGGCGGTTCGGCGGCCTTAGCAGCGGCGATGATTGCCAGTGCCCGTTCGATCTGCGGAGGCGTCAGTCCGGCCATCTCCCAAAGCATTTCGTCGGGCACGCCGAGCGCCTTGAGCTTGACCAGGGCGTCGACGTGGGCCGCTTCGTTCTTGGACTCCGGGTCACGCCAGATCGTCTCGGCGCTCTTGTACTTACCGCGCGGATCGTCCTTGACCAGGAAGCCGAGCCGCTCGACCTCTTCCCAATCCTCACCGAGAAACCGCATCTTGCGCTGTGACTTGCGCACGAGGCCCGTTTCGGAGGCGGCCATGCTCTCGCCGGACGGGAACGAGCCCTGACTGCCGAGCAGGTAGTGAGCTGGGGTCCGGGTGGTCGAGGCGATGTGCTGAACCGTCGTCTCGATGGCAGTGACGTAGTTGCTGAGGTCGGTGACGTCGAACTCGCCGAACTTCACATTCGGGTTTTCTTCGACCCACAACTCGCCGGCTCCAGCCCGGTACGGCTCCTTCGGCTTACCCGTGTCGGGATCGTCTTCGAGTTCCAGGCCGATCGCATACCGCTGCCGATAGGCCGCGTATTCGGACGCCACAAGCATGTCTAGGAAGAGCTTGTTCAGGGCGTTCTGTTGAGGGATGACGCCGACGATCTCCGACTTACCCGCGCCTTTGAGGTTCGGGCGGTTGGCGATCGGCACGACCGGAACCACGCCAAACGGGTTGCGCAGCGGCCAGTCCTCGCCGATTGTCTGGCGGGGGATCAGGCCGTAGCGGCCGACCTTGATAAGTGCCGCGCCAGGCTGGCCCTTCGGGACCGTCTGGTACTTCTCGATGTAGTCGGGCAAGTACAGTGTGAACCACGTCGAGCCGTCGTCCTGCTGCCATCGCTTAAGCGCGGCTACCCGGTCGCGGTTGCACTTGTCCAGGCCCACGACCATTTCCAGCGAGTCCTGGACGGTCATCTCGACTTCGCCCGGCTCTTCTTCGTCCGACCAAACCAGGACAGAGGAGTAGCCCTTGGTGAGAGCGTCAATGTGGGCAATCTGCGACATGGCATCCATGCCGTTTTCCTGCCACATTCGCCAGGCGTCGTCATCGGCCTTGGAATCTGGGCCGAACCGGAAGCCTTCGATGTCGAGCCGTTCCTCGACGGCATCCACAACGAGGTCACAGAAATTGTCGGCGAAGCCCGCGAACAGGTTGCCGAACGCCGCCCGGTATTTCTTGCCCGCGTAGAGCATCGGGTGCTTGCCGTCGTAATAGTCCTGGTACCGCTGCATCGGGGCAGCGCGGGCGTCCAGTTCCTCCGATAGGCGGGCGATATACCAGGCCGAAGACCCGACCGGGGCGGTTTCGGTGCCGATTGTGGCGCCGGGATCGTCTACTCGTGCCATGTCGTCACCTCAGAAGCTCGCATGTCGGTATTTCTTGGGCGGAGCGGGGGGCTCCTGCATGCACATCGCGATAGCGCGGACCATCGCCACGGCCAGGACGTTCGGCCGCTTGGAGCGGGTGACCTTCATGCCGCGGTCGGTGAGGGTCGCCGTCGTGTTGGCGACGTGCTCGGCGAAGATCGGGTCCGCTTCGTGAACGAGTCGCCCGGTCGTTATCAGTTCGTAGGCCATCATCGAGGGCGGCGCCATGACGGCCGCGGTCATCCCCACTTCGACCATGTTCAGACCTTCCTGGTTGAGCGCGTCCGCGAAGTCGGGGAGGCTCGCCGGGTCGAACCCATAGGCCGGACCGGGGATCGGGCGCTTGGTCTTGTCATCCGCCATCTGCGGCAGCGGGTAGGTCGCGCTGAACTCGCGCAGCGCGACGCGCACCTCTTCTGTGCTCGCCATGCCAGTGGACTTCGGGCCGAACAACTGCACCCGCGTCACGACTGCGGTCGATGCCCACGCCGATGGGCAGTGCGGCATCGAGCGCAAGATCGCCGACCGTCGCAGTCCACGTGCCCGAGCGGAGCCAGGTGTCTTCGTGGGCGTTGAACTGGTTGAGGTGGTAGCGGCGCCACTCGCCCAAGGCGCCACGAGCCTCGAGTTGGGCGTATTGCTTGGTGAGGTACTTGAGATCCTGGAGGTAGCTGATCGGGTTGCACAGCCGCCAGATCTCGTGGTCCGCGATATCGGCGTCTTTGGGAGCGCCGTACCAGTAGATGAGGACGCCGTTGACGCGGTCGCGGTAGATGAGCAGGCAGCCGCCGTTGCGGACCTCCAGGGTGCCGGTCCCGCTGAACATTGACTCATAGAGGTCGGCGAGGATGCCCTCACCGGCTGCGCCGGCGGTCGAGAACCAGAATGTGAGCGGCTGTTCGCGGGCGCCGCCGCCGGTTGTGAGGGCCGTGAAGAGCGCGCCTTCGTCGGTGTGGGCGTGCATCTCGTCAATGAGCCCGAGAGACGGGTTGAGTCCGTGCTGTAGAGCGGCAGCGGAAGACAGGGACCGCATGACGCCGCCGTTGAGCGGGCATTCGATGCGGTAGCGGAACGGCCGGAAGACCTCGCGCAGGTGGGGAGACCGAAGGACCATGCTGATGGACTGGCCCATGACGATGCCGGCCTGACCCTTGGCGGCTGCGGCAACGTAAACCTCGGGCTCGTTCTCGCCCTCTCCGTTGGGGTCGAGAAAGAACAGCCCGGCATGGCTCGCCATCGTGGATTTCGTGTCCTTGCGAGGCAGCCCGAGTCCGGCCTGGTTGTAGATGCGGAGTCCGGTCTGGGGATCACACTCCAGCGCTTCAAGCCAGAACTCGACCTGCCATGGCTCATAGATGAGCGGCTGTCCGGCCCACCGGCCCTTTGTGTGCCGCACGTAGAGCGCCCCGTACTCGACAAAGCGCTTACCGCCGAGTTGGGGGTCCACTCAATCGCCATCGCCGACCGCCGACGCTTCTGAGGTAGCGAAGGCTTCCGCGTTGGCGAGGATGGCCGCGAAGTCCAACGGATCATCGTCGCCCGGCTGCCAATGGCCGCCATCGTCGTGGCAGAGGATGCAGGTACCCCACTTCTGCTCGATGCCATGCATGTCTTCGCCACACGGCACGCTGCCGGGCCGACAGGGACAAGGGCACGGGATGCAACGCTCACTCATTGCCGACCGCCCGGAGTCGCGGGGGGAGGCCGAGCTTGTTGTCAACCTGGTTGGGAGCCTGCTCCGGCTCGACCGACAAGCCCGACTGCGACGATGGCGACAGGCCGAACTCGCGGGCGTAGAGCCGCATCTGGTCGCGAGCCTCGCGGACGATCTGCCACGAGGGGTTCTTGACGATATCGCCGGAGTGCTGGCCCTTGACGAGGATGCCCGTCGAGGCCAGGACGGCGTGTGCCCGGTTGTAGTCGGCCACGGCCTCGCAGTAGCCGCGGAGCATGTCGGTGTGAGAGGCGCGGATCACGCCGGTCTTGCCCATCGAGGCGATGACGCGCCGCCAGATGACCTTGGTCTCGTCGTCCATGTCTGCCGGCATCGTGGGGAGCTTCGGATCGGGCAGCGGCTCGCGGTAGTTGACCCGAGACGGGCGGGTTTCGCCGCGCAGCAGCTTGACCTTCGTCGGAGCGGGAGCGAAGCCTTTGCCGGGCATCAGACCTGCTCCGCAGTTCGGCCGGTGAACTGTTCCCAGCGCTTGATGGCGACCGCGACGTACCTCGGATCGATCTCCATCGCGAACGCTCGGCGGCCGAGTTGCTCGGCCGCGATGATCGTGGTGCCGGAGCCGCTAAACGGTTCCAAGATGCCCCCCCCCTGTGGAGTTGAGTTCGCGAGCATCGCGGCGACGAGGGCCACCGGCTTCATCGTCGGGTGCTCCTCGGACCGCTTCGGGCGGTCGAAGGCTAGGACGCTTACCTGCGAGTTGTCGCCATACCAGTGGGTGCCGGCATGCTTGCCGCGACCAGAGCGGCCCTCGCCCGGCGCGTAGCCGTACAGGATCGGCTCGTGCTGGAAGTGGTAGTCGGAGTGGCCGAGGACCATCGAGTCCTTGACCCACACGATCTCCTGGTGGAATTGCCAGCCCGCATCCACGATCGCGCGCCAGAAGGTGAAGCTGCGCGAGCCCGGCGGGCTCGCGCAATAGAACGGGGCGCCGTCCACCACGCAGGCCAGGGCATTCGCGAAGACGGCCCGCACCAACTCATCCGCGCCCCAGCCGTCGTTCTCCATCATAAGGGCGTCCTTCGTCTTGCCGACATAGGCCACGCCGTAGGGCGGGTCGGTCCAGAGGCAATCCGCGCGAGCGCCGTCCATCAGCCGGGCGACCTCGCCCGCCGTCGCTGAGTCCCCGCACATCAGCCGGTGGTCGCCGAGCGCGAAGAGGTCGCCCGCCTTGATGGTCGAGGGTTCGAGGTCGGGTACGTCGTCGGGGTCCGTGAGGCCGGCAGACGGCTTCAGCGGCGCGAGGTCGCCGAGCAGCGCGAGCAGGCCCGCATCGTCAATCGAGATGCCGGCCAGCAGTTCTTGGAGCTTCGCGTCGTCGCGCGTCGCCATCGCGCCGATCGGGTCGAGCGTCGCCAGGACTAGCGCCTCTTCCTCGGGCGACAGGTCGACGTAGAGCACCGGGACCGTAGGCTCGCCTCGGGTGAGCGCCTCCTCGACGCGGGCGTGGCCGTCCACGACGAAGCCGGTCCGGCGGTTGACCATGACCTGCTGGACCCAGCCGACTTCGGCGAGCGATCCGCGGAGGGCGTCACGCTGCGGGCCGGGATGCATGCGCCAGTTGGCGGGGTTGGCGACGAGCTGGTCGGGTGCCTCGTCTCCGGTGCCGACGATGCGGTTGCGCCACGGAGCGGGGGCGGTCTTGGTCACTGTGCGGCCTGCATAGTCTGTAGCGTGGTGGATAAAAGGCGGCCAGAGTCGTCCGTGCGCGCGAAAAGGGAAGG